AAAGTAATTTCAAATCGTGGTTCAACACTTAAAAATTGTGGTACAGGTGATGCTGGATCAAAAAGTTCTGCACGACTATTACCAACCAATAGTCTTCTAGCATCAGTTGATGTTGATGTAGGACGATTGTCTACATATGCTTTATTAGGAATATCGTCGTCGTGTAAAACATAATTTTCGTAATTTGTTGTACCTTTAACATTAACAGTACCAGTTCCTGCAGTACCAATTAAGTTTAAAGCACCATTATTAGCTGTATCGCCTCGAATTGCGGCTGCACGAATTGCTGTAAACAACGTATCCGTAGCTTTGAATTCCCATAAACCATCGTATGCTGCATAACCATCATTCCAAGTTGCGCCTTCATTCCACAGCATTCTTGCAGTTGACGTGCTTCCACTAAAGCTGTCAATAAGTATTCCGCTTACATTACCTGCTGGCTCTACAGGTGGTGTTCCATCATAATTTAATGTAAGTATTCTATCGGTTATCCAAGTATTAGTAGTAATAATTTGTGTAGAAGTACCTACTATTTCAAAATTACCTAAAATTCTAAATGTACCCGTAGTTGTTCCTTGTAAATCAACAGTGACATCGCCGTCTTTGGCAATGACAATATAATCTCCCGGAACTCTTAAGACATCAGTGGTCATTTTTAGTTAATATCCTCGTAGTATTTATTTGTTTAGTGAATTCTTATTCGTATGTAATCTATCCTAGGATATTCATTGTGCGGCCAGCTAGGATGGCTTTGAAATCTTACAGCAATTCCAAATGTTGAATTTGTTAATAAAGCAGAGGTCGGTGTTAATCCCCATACATCTGTAGACCCACCGTAAAACTTGTCCGGACTTAAATCAAAGTTTGCCCTATTTTCTCCAATTAAATCGTTGTTATATAACAGTTGTATTGTTTCGTCTGTTATTCTTCCCCCACGATTCATGTTAATTTCTACTTCTATTCCGCTTATAGTTGTTGGAACAACGGCTGGTAATATATTAAACTGAGTAAGATACAAATACCAGGTTTTCATTTTTATATCATTAGTATATGAGTTGGCTATATGAAGTAATGGAGCACTCAAAGTACAAAAATTTCCATCAGGGTGTTTTAGACTAGAAAAATTGTTTACATCATTCCAAGAAATGTGTTCAATAACTTCATAGTTTTGTGTTACAGAATTAGGATAAAACCAAGATGTTGACATAGCTTTATTTAACAAAAAAATAGCCGCATATAGCGGCTATTTTCTTCAGTTTTATTTTATAAATTAGTTACTGACAACTTTAACAACTGAACCTTCAACAGCAGCAGAAAGAGTCCAACCAACGCTGTCATCATTACTAAACTGTGTTCCAGTTTTTTGAACAATTGTACAACGACGAGCTGTAAGTTTTGTAACATAATACTCACCGCCGTCGCTGTCTAAAGCAAGAATGTTCATTTCGCCTTCAGTAGGTGTGCCAGCAGCTAATGAGCAAACTCCTGTACCGTCAGCAGTGGTAACTCTATACCTTGTGGAACTGGCCTGTTTGACTGCATCAGCAGTTTTGGCAGACGCACCTCCAGGAATAAATGCTGTAACAGCAATTGTATTTGGAGTTCCTGATGCCAATACTGCTGTTAGAGTGCCATTGCCACCGCTTAACGTTACGGTAGGAGCGGAAGCATATCCACTACCTGCTGTGGTTACTGAAGCTGCTAAGATGCCATAAGCTAACGTTAGTGTTGCACCTGCACCTGATCCGTTACTAGTTGTGGCACGAGCACCTGTTTGTAATGCAGTTGCCACTGGAAAAGTTCCAGCTGATGCAATAGAAACAGTTGCAACCGGACCAGCTGCTTGCTGTGAGCCCGAACCTGTTCCGCCGTTTAGTGTAGATGTTGCAGCAATTGGCGAAGCGTCTGATGTTGAAGTTAGTGCCGCTGTTCCTGCAATGGCATTGGCATATGTATCAGTAATTTGGATTGCTGTACCACTTGTAACGTTTGCTATGATATAGTAAGTTGTGCCTGCTGGGTTATAGCTTGTGATAGCGCCGTTTGTTAGTGCGCCAACAATACGAATACTTTGACCTTTAAAGTATGTTCCGCTTGTAACAGTTAATTGACCTGCTGCACCGGCAATGGTTACAGAAGCGATTGTAGTAGTAGCAGCTAGCGTTGCAACTGTAAATGTTGCAACTGCACTGTCACCTGAGCGAGTATACGTTAATGTATTACCAACTAGATAAGCTGCTGTAGTTGTTCCGCCAACTGACGAAACAGCTTTTACTGTCATGCTAGCAACATCGCCAACTGCTTGTATACCACCTGGTAGATCAGGTGCACCAATTGATGAAATAGTTGGATTGGCTGTATAGTTATTGTTTGTTCCACCAACTGTGAAACTAGTGATTCCTTCACCACCAATTCCTTCGTTAGCAGCAAGACCAAAATATTTTTTATTAAGAGGACGACCCATTTGTTTAATCCTTTCGTGACTTTCTAGGTCATACGCAGTGGGTACTGCATAAGTCCACACATATGTGTGGCACTAATATGACTTGTTATTTAGCGTATTAGCTTTGTTCTCTAGCTATTCTACAACCTGCATCAAAGCTTAGGTGTTTTGGCCTTCTAGGGCAGGGCCTATTACGATTTTTTTGAGCCCAGTTATAACCAGCATGGTGACCACCACAGCCCGGTGTTTTACAACGACTGCGTCCTGAAAACATTCCAGGTGTTGGTTTTCCAATTTCTGTTATAAATTCACTAGCACGCATCAAATTATTTATATAATTCTAGTCATAGAAAAGCCCGCATAAAGCGGGCTTTTCCCTTGACAATCTTTTTTAGAAGATTACTTGAACGACACTGTAGCGTTGTTGATCGCAACTTTGCCAAGATAGTCGGCAGCGTTACCTAACGAACTTGCAGTGTTAGAAAGCTCAACATAGCCGTAGCGTGTTAAGAAACCAACAACTGGTTCAAAGGTGGACGGATCAAGAACGACCCCAGAACTCATTAGAGGAATATATGGGCAGTAGAACGCAGCAGCATCTGCTTCGCTCGAACCCTTATAACCAATAAGAACCTGGTTGTTATTGTCGGTGTCAGCTTTGTAGCTGTCAACGTAGATCTTCATAGCACCGTTGAGTGTACCAACAAACTTTGTGTTTGTTGGGGCTTCAAAAGTACCTTCAGTTGTGCGAGCAAACGCGGAGGTTGTAGCACTCTGAAGAATTGTGAGAGCCTGGTTGGAAACAACGGCCCAGTTACCAGCACCACGACGTGTACGCTGAGCAATTAAGTTGCTTACACGGTTGATCTGGATAGCAAGTGCAGCGTGTTCGTCACCAACGAATGTAGCTGTACCGCTAACTAGAGCTTGGTCGTATGTTTCTTCAACACTGGCAAGAGCACGTAGAGAAGCAAGAATTTCTTGGTCAATCTCTGCTGTGATTTCTTGAGCAAGAGCGGCCATAATTTCAGCTTCAATATCGATTCCCTGCTGAGATTGAGCATCTTGAGCAGCTTCAAAAGTCCAACGAGCAGAAAGCTTGCGGCTCTTTGCTTCAACTGGAGCTTTTAAAATCTGGATACTCATTCTTTTACCTGGAGCACCTTCTAACTGGCTAGTAGAAGCAGCTCTTGGAGTTGCGTCTACGTTGTTACCAGAATAAGCAGCAGCAATTTTGAATGGGCTGAGTGCTTCTTCGCCAGCAACAATACCGTCACCGGAATCTGCATAACGAACTCGTAGTGTGTGAATTTGTCCAACAGGGCCTGTCATTGGTTGAACGCCAATGATTTCATTAGCAATAACTGTTGGCATTACGCGTCTAATAACTGGTAGAATAACGCGGTTTAGTGTAGCGACGTTGCCGGAACTTGTAGCACCTGCTGTAGCAGCTTCCGTTAAGTGGCGACGTGTATTTTCTAAGCATACCTGCATAGATGCACGGCGATTACCGGTAAGGCCTTCAAGCAGAGCTTCTCGGGTTTCGCCCCATCTTTCGTTTAGTAGTTTTGACATTTATGTCTCCTTGAATGTTAAATGTTTATTTTAGTCCCGCTAATTTGCGGATATCTAAAATATTTTCATCGCCTACCTGTGATTGAGGTTTAACTTCACGATTGCCTGTTACAACAACTGATTCAGTTAAAGCAGGTTTTACTGCTTTTTTCTTTTCGCCTTCCATTACCGTGGGTAGGTATTTGTCAAATGCCATAGACAGCTTAGAGGTTGCAACACCTTCTAATAGACTACGCATCAACTCTCTTTTGTCAGCACCTAGCGGGGCTAACATTTCGCTCAATACGGCTTTGCGTTCTGCTAAATCTTGAGCAACGCGAATTTCGCGTTCTTTAGATTCAATCAGTTTTTGTTTTTTGCCAAGAGCAGTTTTTGCTTCAGATATCTCAACTTCTTTCTTTTCGATAACCTTCAACAGTTTAGATGTTTCAGATTTTTCGTTAAGATGACTTGAGGCATATTCGTTAGCAAATGCTTCAAATAAGCGACGACCAAAGTCCTGCTTACGAGCATTGTCAATATCTTCTTTTAACTGTTTAATTTCAGATTTAAGTTTTTTAGTGACAATACCTTCTACAAGACCAGCACTTCGTTTAATAAAGGCTTCTTTAATTTCGTTAAATTTAACTCTGGCATCTCTAACAAGCTTGACCTTGGTTTCAGCAAGATCTTTCTTGTCAATAGCAAATTCTTTAATTTCTTTTGCCAAAGCGTGAACAACAAATTTTTCTAATTTACCAAAGTTTTCAGCAACTCTCTTGCGATCACCTTGGAACTCTACTATTTCTTTTGACAGCTGATCAGCTATGAAGCTTTCCATAATTTTAGAATCTTCTGTCATTCGCTTACGATAAGCAACACGGGCTTCAACCAATGATTGTTTATCTTGAGCAAACTCATCTAATTCAGCTTGTAGTCTTTCGCTTAACATACGATCAATTGCTTCAACCATAACTGTTTTGTCATGATTATATTTTTGAGCAAATTCTTCTCTCAGTTCAGCTGTGACTTTTTCTCTTGTTTCTTGAAGCTTAGTAGTAAAGGCAGATTCGATCACTGTTTTTGTCTCTTCTGTCATTACGCCATTTTCAATTAACTGTTTAAATGCGTCCAACATCACGTTCTCCTTACGACTATTTCAAGCCGTTGATTATATTCAACATCGCCTCACAGAGATGTTTTTGTGCTTTTGGATCTTGTTTAACTTCTTGCGCCGTCCTAATTACTTTATTTCCACCGCGTGTATTCATTAAGTGTTCATAAACTGGAGTAGGATAAGCTCCTGGAGCAGAAGGTTGGGCAACTACATCTACAGTGATTATTTCAAAATCAGCTACTTCGCCAGATCGTTCGTCAACGTTACCGCTGCCGCGACTGCTTACGCCAAGCTTTACGCCTGATTCCAGCATTGTACGAATTAAGTTACCCATTGGAGTAGGCAAGATTTTCATCTTTGCGTATCCATTAGGACCGTCCATCCACATGTCTGTGATCATGTGACTGACTCGGTCTAAATTTACTTTTAGATCATCTGGATGATCTACCTCTCCTAAGACAGAATAACCGTTTTGAAGTTGATCGTTAAGTGTTTTTACAGCATTGACAATTTCTTTTACAGGATAAACTCGCTGATTAGCATTGCGAATTCCGCCCTGTATGGCAATACCTTTTAAGTACAAATTCTTGCCATCTTTGTCATCTGATTCAAGCACTACACGAGCTTGGTCAAAACTTAAATTCTCTCTTAGGTAGGATAGTTGTTTCATTATATTTTCAATTATTTAGGAACAACAGACTTGGCGTTTACACCACCTGTGTCAGCTAATTTAGCTGATTGTTTGTGTTTGTAACCGTTTGCTTGAGTCCCGCCAACATTAAGTGTCTTTGCTTGAACAAACTGTCCTTTAGGCTTGGCAACTGTAACTTTACCTTCTTCGCCACCTTGAGCAATGTTGTGAGCACTTACATTACCACCACTTGGGCGGTTTTTTGGGTTGGCATTGATGGGACTTTTAGTGTTTGTACCGCTGTGCTCAGAGTTACCTTTTGGATTAAACGGGTCTTTTTCAATGACTTCACGATATTCGCGAATGAAGGCTTCTTCCATATCTTCGTCTTCTTCGTCGTCCATGTCCATGTCTTCATCGTCTTCTTC